GATTACGAAATATTCAAAGGAAAAACACTCGGAGATGTGTTCAAAGACATCTATGATAATTCCCATACCAATAAAAAACAATTAGAAGTTCTAATGAAAGAAGTGGTAGGGTTTATTAAAGATGGCGATACTGCCGTGCAAATAATTCCTATGTTAAAAGAATACTTAGAAATCAATGTAAAGAACGATGAACAACTTGTCAAGTTAGCAACAATCGTTCAAAGAATTACAGCAGCTGAAAAGAGAGTATCAGATGCTGGAGAAGAGTTCGGTTTATCCGAATCAGAAAAAGAACAATTGATGGATGCAATAGAAGAAAATGTTCAAGAGTTACAAACAAAACAAGACGAAATTATTCAAGATATTAAACAGGAAAACTAATGGCTTACAAAAATACTAAGTCTACTGGCGGCGGTGTAAAAGACCCCTATAGAAATGATGTAGTTACTACAAATGAATTAACCTTGCAATTAAAACAACTTGCAAAAGATACGGAGTTCTATGAATTAGAACCACTTGAAGTAATGGACATATATAGACCTAATGCAGAAAATGGAATTTTTATTCCAGGTGTTGTAAAGGGTAGAAATGTAATTTCGGAACAAGGTGATAAACCTGATGAGATGAGTTTATATTATCCACTAAATCCAAACATACTTCAATATCCAGTAGTTGGTGATATATTAGTTGGTATGGCTTATAAAAGTAAAAGGTATTATATATCTACTTTACAGGAAAATTTATCGAATGTTAATCCTAAGTTTCGTGAACAATTTAATCAGAGTGGAGTAAATAAGTTAGAATCAATAAGTTCTAAGCAACAATCAATCGGCGTATTGAATAGTGATAAAAAATTATCTGAACATAAATCAGGTGAATATTTTAAAGATACCAAAGCAGAAAGACTTGCGGGTTCAGAAGGTGATACTATTATACAAGGTAGATTTGGACAAGCTATACACTTAGGTAGTAGTCAAATTAATGGACAAGAAGAATCACCAAATGTAAAAGTAGTAGCAGGTTTGAGTGTTGATGAAGAAAGCTTAGCACTTGATAAATCATCTTTATATATGACCACAAATGAACTTGTTCAATATTCAGAACCAACAAAGACATTAGCTACGCAAGTGGGATTAAATCTTGAATATTCGGAACCACAAATCATTTTTGATTCTGATAGAATTTTATTGAATGCCAAAACAAATGATATTGGTATTTTTGCACAAGGTGATATATTTATTAAAGGTAATAAAGTAAATATTGAAAACAACCAAGCAGTAAGTATTGTAACCAACGAAATGGTAACGGATTATTCCAATGGAATAAAAAAAGATTTAAGTAAAAAGATAAGTGATATAGATGGTGATACAAAATTATTACCAGCAAACCTTTTACCATATGCGGAACAAATGAAACCACATATAGAAAATATTAACAACGGAGTAATATCTGCAGCATCAAAAATATTACCACCCGTAATAGCTCCGGGAGTCATAAACCCATTAAACATTTCAGGTCATTTACTTGACTTAAAATTTTTTAGAGACCAAATAAAAAAAATAAAAGATTTTTTTGACTTTGAGTGGGTAGATAAGCAAGAATGGAAAACAACATCTTTAAATGATATTACGGAAGCACTTGGGTTGAATGATTTAAAAACTCTTCAAACACCTGAGTGGGATGAATTTTTTGATGATATAGATGCTGCAAAAACTAAAGTAGCAAACATACAAGCACAGGCGGCAGCTTCAGTTATAGCAGTTGCAACATTAAATGCAGCGTTTGATGCGATACAAGGTGGGGGTGGTGATACTCAATCTATAATAGAAGCACTTGATGCTTATGAGGCAGACCCAAACAATCCACCATTAGACACAACTGATATCAGAGATGTGATTGACACAAAGGGTGTTGATACTGAAGATGTAAAAAGATATCTTGACTTTGGTGGTTCACCACAAGTCAGAGAATTATTAATCAGTTCTCAACAGAAAGAACAAGACGCCCAAAAACTATCTTCAATGGGAATAATAGCAGAACTAATTAAACTGGGTGAAAACATATAATTAAACTAAATAGGAGTAGTAATGAATAAGAGTAAGTTAAAAAATATAATTGAATTAGTTGTCCGTAAAGAGATTAAAAAGCAGCTAAGTGAGATATTTATTAATGAAGATAAAGAAATCAAACTATCAGAAGTGATTTCTAAACCAAAACCAAACATAGTAAAGAAAAAAACTAAAAAACAATACAGCAAAAATTCAACATTGAACGAAGTATTGAACAACACGAACCCATTAGGACAACAGGAAAAGTCTGATGACTATCCAACATTGGGCGGTGGAGTGTTAGGTAGTGACAATATGGCAGAAGTATTGGGTTATGGTAATTTAGGTGGAGTTCAAAATAAAGAACGAGCACGAGAAATGGCAGCAGTAGATACAATCAAGAAACAAGGTGTTTCAGTAGACCAAGTTCCAACGGGTGTTCAAGATGCTTTAACTCGTGATTATTCTGGACTGATGAAAGCAATGGATAAAAAGAAAAAAGGTGAGGGATTTAGACCTTAATAGATAATGGCAAGTGTAAGAGAAATAGATAGAAATGATGACATATATGTTGGAATTAAGTTTCCACTAGATTATAGTCCAGAGGGATTTTTCTATAAGACAAAAACTATTTTGGAACAAGCTAAATCTAATATGAGAAATTTATTGTTAACTTCAAAGGGTGAAAGAGTTATGCAACCTGAATTTGGTTCAACACTAACAGATATTATATTTGACCAAGGAACAGATATTCCGAATAGGGTGGATGAATCTATTAGAGAAGCAACTTCAAGTTGGTTACCTTATATAAACATAAACGATATAGTTGTGATTCAAGGCGATAGTAATATCGTGGATGTATCAATAGACTTTTCAGTATCATTAGAACCCGATTCTTTTGAAACATTAACATTTAATTTTAATATTGGAGAATAAGAAATGCCGAGGCAAGTAGACTACGGAACACATAAAAAATTAGTAAAAAAAGAGGTAAATTATCTCGGTAGAGATTTCCGTGATATAAGGCAAAATCTTATAGAATTTGCAAAGAGTTACTTCCCAACAACATACAATGATTTCAATGAAGCATCACCAGGAATGATGTTTGTTGAAATGGCAGCATATGTTGGTGATGTATTGAATTACTATGTTGACAATCAATTTAGAGAAACACTATTACAATTTGCAGAAGAAAGAAAAAATGTATTGGCAATTGCTCAATCATATGGATATAAACCAACATTAGCAGCACCATCAACGGTAGAACTAACAGTTCAGGTTGATGTTCCTGCAAAAAATTTAAGTAGTGGTAATTTTAAAGCAGACTTAGATTACGCTGGTATCGTAGGTGCAAACTCAACATTAGTATCACAGAATGGAACCGAATTTAGTTTAATGGATGATGTTAACTTTAAAACATCAAGTTCATTAGACCCAATGAAAGTAGAAACATTACAGCCAGTATCAGGAGACGCTCCACTAAATTTTAGATTAAGTAAAAAAGTTTTAGCAAAATCTGGAGTGAGAGAAACTGAAACATTTGCATTTACTGGCGCTAAAAAGTTTGATAAAATAGTTTTATCAAATCAAAAGGTAACTGAGATTGTATCGGTAACTGATAGTGAAAATAATACTTGGTATCAAGTTCCTTTCTTAGCACAAGATACGGTATTTGAGTCAGAAGAGAATACAAGTCTTAATGACCCATCTTTATCAGAATATCAAAATGATTCACCATACTTACTAAAATTAATTAAAACAGCTAGAAGATTTACAACTTATATTCGTGATGATAATAAAATGGAATTGAAATTTGGAAGTGGTATTAGTTCAGACGCAGATGAAGAAATAATTCCAAATCCAGATAATGTTGGTTCATCATTGGGAACGGGCATTTCAAGATTAGATGAATCATTTGACCCAAGTAATTTCTTAAAAACTCAAACATTTGGATTGGCACCATCAAACACTACAATAACTGTACAATATAAGTATGGTGGTAGTGTTGAGGATAATGTTCCATCAAACACAATTAGAAGTTTTAAGAGTAAAACCTACACAAATAGTACAACAGGTTTAGATACTTCCACACAACAAACATCAGACCAAAGTTTGATAGTATTCAATGAATCACCAAGTTCAGGTGGAGCAAGTCAAGAAACACTAACTGAAATAAAATTAAATGCAGCTGCATACTTTAACGCACAGAACAGAGCAGTAACGAGAGCAGACTACATTACGAGAGTTTATTCATTACCACAAAAATACGGAAACATCGCAAAAGCATTTATTGTTCAAGATGAACAATTAGAGCAAAATGGTCAATTGGAAGTTATTGATGGGGTAGTAAAAAGAGTTGGAAACATTTCAACTATTCCTAATCCTATGGCATTAAATATGTATTTATTAGGATATACAGGGAATAAAAAACTAACTCAAGTAAACAATGCAGTAAAACAAAATTTAAAATTATATCTTTCACAATATAGATTATTAACAGATGCCATTAACCTTAAAGACGCTTATGTTATTAACATTGGAGTTAAGTTTAATATATTAACTCGTAGAGGATTTAATAAAAATGATGTAATGTTTAGAGCAATACAACAAGTGAAGAGTTTCTTTGCAACAGAAAAATGGCAAATTAATCAACCAATCGTGTTGAGTGATTTAGCATATCAGATTTC